GAACTTCTGGCAGGAAATAAGCGCCTGACGATCTATCGGACATACGGCGCAAGACCGGACGGAAAGATCGAACTGTACGCGGCGGAACGGGTGGGAAATCATGGTCGCTAAAGTAAAGCCGGAACAACTAGACGAAGCAATCCGGGGACAGTTGGAAACGTATAACGCGGAAATTACGAAAAACATAAACGAAAATCTGAAAGAGGTCGCCGAAACGACGGCGGAAACGCTGAAAAAGGGCGGAACATACAAAGAGCGGACGGGAAAATATACGCCTGATTGGAGCGTGACGGCAAGGAAAGCCGTATCTGTAACGAAGGGCGAACAATATTCCGTCCATAACAGAAAGCATTATCAACTGACGCACCTTTTGGAAAAGGGACACGTCACAAGGAACGGCAAGCGGACGCGGGCGTTTGAACATATCCTTCCGGCAGAACAGACAGCGGAGGATATGGCAGTAGAAGCAGTCGAAAAAGCCGTCAGGAGCGCGAACGGGGGTATCTAATGGGCGTTAAGTATGAAAGAATCATCGAACGGGCGGTCGCGTTGGGAATTCCGATCGCGGAATATGAGTTCCGGGAAACGAAAAAGAATCCCGCGCCGGATCCGCCGTTCCTGATTTATTTTTGTTCGGAGGATCAGACCGGGACAGACGCGGAAAACAGGATCAGAAAGATAAACGGTTCGATTGAACTTTACACTGACCGGAAGCCGGATCACGATCTGGAACGCCGGATCGAACGCGAAGTATTATTTGATATCGAATTCCATAAAACGACAGCCCCGATCCAGTCGGAAAATATGTATCAGACGGCGTATGATTTCAACGTCGTTCAAAAATTTTAGAAAAGGAGTGAAGAAAGCAATGGAAAAAGCACCTGAAAGAATTATTTTAGGATCCGGATATATTCATCTGGCGACATTCAAAAAAGGGCAGGAGATCCCGGAGCCGCAGGACTTCTGCAACGACGGGAACCGTTATTCCTATATCAAAAACGGCGCGACGCTTGAATATACGAACGAGGTTCAGGAAGCGAAGGACGATATGGGAAAAGTATCAAAGACCGTTATCACGTCCGAGGAAGTCACACTGAAAGCGGGACTGATGACATTGATCGGGGACACGATCGAAAAATTATGTGATACCGCCCGCGTTTCCGTTTCATCGGACGGAAAATATCGCAAGACAAAGATCGGCGGCGTCGGAAACAGGAAGGGCGCGAAATACGTTATCTGTTTTCATCATGTCGATCCGGAGGACGGCGACATATGGGTAATGATTGTCGGGCAGAATCAGGCGGGGTTCACGTTATCCTTCGCCCCGTCGGACGCAACGGTCGTTGACGCGGAATTCAAAGCAATGCCGAATCTGGACGAGGAAGGAACACTTGTTAATTACGTTGAAGAAATCCTGACAGACGACGATCCGGTTCCGGCAA